TTAGATCCGGTTCTTAAGTGCATATAACATTTCGAGTGCCCGACGCGGCGTCACGTCATCGAGATCCAGTTTGGCCAGTTCGTCCAGTACCGGGTGCGGCAGGCTGGCAAACATGTCGCTTTGCTGCGGTGTCGCCGGTTTGCCTTTGGCGGCAGGCTTTGGCGCCTCATGGGGCAGTGCGGTGTCTTCCAGTCGGCTCAGATGCTCGCGTGCGCGCACGATGACTTCGCTCGGTACACCGGCCAGTTGTGCCACCGCCAGGCCATAACTTTGGCTGGCAGGCCCCGGTAACACATGGTGCAGGAACACGATGCGTTCGTTGTGCTCGGTGGCGTTGAGGTGCACGTTGGCCACCAGAGGCTCGGCTTCCGGCAATACGGTCAGTTCGAAATAGTGCGTTGCAAATAGAGTATAGGCACGCAAATGTGCCAGTCGCTCAGCCGCCGCCCATGCCAGCGACAAACCGTCGAAGGTGCTGGTGCCGCGACCGACTTCGTCCATCAGCACCAGGCTGCGCTCGGTGGCGTTGTGCAGGATGTTGGCGGTTTCGCTCATTTCCACCATGAAGGTCGAGCGGCCGCCGGCCAGGTCATCGCTGGAGCCGATCCGGGTGAAAATCCGGTCCACCAGCGACAGTTCGCAGCTGGCTGCCGGCACGAAGCTGCCGATATGCGCCAGCAGCACGATCAATGCAGTCTGGCGCATATAGGTGGATTTACCGCCCATGTTCGGACCGGTGATCACCAGCATCCGGGTGTTGTCGTCCAGGCTCAGATCGTTGGCCACGAACGGCGTGGTCAGTACTTGCTCGACCACCGGGTGACGGCCCTGGGTGATGCGCATGCACGGTTCGCTGACGAAGGTCGGGCAGTTCAGGTCGAGATTCAGAGCACGCTCGGCGAGGTTGCTCAGCACATCCAGTTCAGCCAGTGCGCCAGCGGTGTCCTGCAGCGGTGGCAACTGGCTGATCAGATCTTCCAGAAGCGCTTCGTAAAGCATCTTCTCGCGAGCCAGGGCACGGCTCTTGGCCGACAGCGCCTTGTCTTCGAATTCTTTCAACTCAGGGGTGATAAAGCGCTCGGCACCCTTGAGGGTCTGACGGCGAATGTAGTCTGCCGGTGCCGATTCGGCCTGCTTGCTCGGCAGTTCGATGAAGTAGCCGTGGATACGGTTGTAGCCGACTTTCAGGTTGGCCAGGCCGGTACGGGCCTTTTCCCGGGCTTCCAGATCGATCAGGAACTGACCGGCGTTTTCGCTCAGCGATTGCAGCTCGTCGAGCTCGCTGTCGTAGCCGGTTTTCAGTACGCCACCGTCACGGATCACTGCCGGTGGGTTGTCGATAATGGCTCTTTCCAGCAGCGCCGCCAGTTCCGGGTAAGTGCTGGTGGTGGTGGCCAGGCGTTGCAGGTGTGGCGCTTCCAGGTCGGTCATCGCCACTTGCAGTTCAGGCAGGGCGCCGAGTGCATCACGCAGGCGAGCGAGGTCGCGAGGGCGGGCATTGCGCAGACCGATCCGCGCCAGAATCCGCTCGATGTCGCCGATTTCCTTGAGCTGCGGTTGCAGGCTTTCAAAGCGATAGCGGTCGAGCAGGCAAGTGATCGAGCTCTGGCGAGCCAGCAGCACGGTCAGGTCGCGCAACGGGCGGTTCAGCCAGCGGGTCAGCAAGCGGCTGCCCATGGCGGTCTGGCAACGGTCGACCACCGATTGCAGGGTGTTGTCGCGGCCACCGGCCAGGTTGGTATCGAGTTCCAGGTTGCGGCGGCTGGCGCCGTCCAGCACCACGGTATCGTCCAGCCGTTCATGCCGCAGGCTGCGCAGATGGGGCAGGGCGGTACGCTGGGTTTCCTTGGCGTACGCCAGCAGGCAACCGGCGGCGCCGATGGCCAGGGTCAATGTTTCGCAGCCGAAGCCTTTGAGGTCCTGGGTCGAAAACTGCTGGCAAAGACTTTTCAGCGCCGAGTCCCGCTCGAAATCCCACGGCGCACGACGACGAACGCCACGGCGCTTTTCCGCCGGCAGATCCTTCGGCCAGTCATCCGGGATCAGCAACTCGACCGGGTTGACCCGCTCCAGCTCCGCCAGCAGGTTCTCCCAACCCTTGATCTCGAGCACGGTGAAGTTGCCGCTGGTGATGTCCAGCACCGCCAGACCGAACAGGCGCTCATCGCCCAGCACCGCCGCAATAAGATTGTCGCGACGTTCATCGAGCAGTGCCTCGTCGCTGACCGTGCCCGGGGTGATGATCCGCACCACCTGACGCTCGACCGGGCCCTTGCTGGTGGCCGGGTCGCCGACCTGCTCGCAGATCACGACCGACTCGCCCAGCTTGACCAGCTTCGCCAGATAGCCTTCCGCCGCGTGATACGGAATCCCGCACATCGGAATCGCCTGGCCCGCCGACTGCCCGCGAGCGGTCAGGGTGATGTCCAGCAACTTGGCCGCCTTCTTCGCGTCTTCGTAGAAGATCTCGTAGAAGTCGCCCATGCGGTAGAACATCAGCTGGTCCGGGTGCTGATTCTTCAGGCGCCAGTACTGCTGCATCATCGGGGTGTGGGAGGACAGGTCGGAGACGGCTTTATTCATCGGATTGTCAGGTAACTCGTTGGAAGGTGTGGGGCAAAAGCGGGGCAATCGCCGGGCTTTTCCGCGATGGGCGCAAGGTTACCATGGGCAGTCTGTCGGACGCAGGCATCGCGGCCGGGTGACATCTATCTGGCGCAAAAAGGTCGACTATGCACGATTTATGCAAATCAGCATTTGTCTTCGCGAAAAACTTCAAGCACTATGCGCGTTATGCAAAAACGCAACGTATCCTCCGTCTTAAGAGCACTGCTCGATCAGCACGGGATCTCCCCCACGGAGCTCCACCGTCGCACCGGCGTGCCTCAATCCACTCTCTCGCGGATTCTCAGCGGGAAGATCGTCGATCCTTCGGATAAACACATCTCGAAGATCGCCGAGTACTTCGCCGTGAGTACCGATCAGTTGCGCGGGCGCGCGGATGTTGCGCCGGTCGCGGGCGGCGGGCGCGAGGAGTTGCATTCCGAACTCAAGGACATAAGCCTGTGGGACGATGACACGCCCGTCGATGACGACGAGGTGTCGGTGCCCTTCCTTCGCGAGGTTGAATTGGCTGCTGGATCAGGAAGATTCGTCATCGAAGAGAGCGAACGCTCTAGCCTGCGCTTCGGCAAGCGCAGCCTGCGCCATAACGGCGTGCAGTTCGACCAGGCCAAATGCGTGACCGTACGGGGCAACAGCATGTTGCCGGTGCTGCGTGACGGTGCCACCGTCGGTGTGAACGCGGGCAAGTGCGGGATCGGCGATATCATTGATGGCGACCTTTATGCGATCAACCACAACGGTCAGTTGCGGGTGAAGCAGCTCTATCGCCTGCCAACCGGTATTCGCCTGCGCAGCTTCAATCGCGACGAGCATCCGGACGAGGACTACAGCTTCCAGGATATGCAGGAAGAGCAGATCGTCATCCTTGGTCACGTCTTCTGGTGGGGCATGTACGCCCGGTAACGATCCCTCTCTCAGATAAAACCCGCCACGGCGGGTTTTTTTTCGCCTGTAGAAAACCGGACAACCCTTGATTGGCAGGGCTTCCATGCATCCGCGCAATTCTCGTGCATAAATAAATGCATTTACGCATTGACTGGATATGCATGAATGCATATTCTTGCCACCAAGCCGCTCGACAAAGCGGCTGGCAACAACAGCTCTTTAGTTCCACAAGAACAGGCAGCGATGAACCGGCCTCAACGGTTCAGAGGGTTGGCAACTGACCCGGGTGTGCAGCGTAAAGCACCAGAAGCAGTTATCCGGCGGGCAGGGACCGCGGTCGGAAAAACAATTTGAACGGACTCGTACCGCGCCAGTAGCGCCGAAAAGTCAGCTTCCTTCACGTACACAGGATTGAAGGAAGGCGAAGGAGCGCATTACTGAAAAGCCCGGTGAAATGCCGGGCTTTTTGGAATGCCTGTCCTGGGCGCCAACATCGAAACTCATTGTGCCCGCGAGTGCGGGTGGGCAATGGACGTCGATAAACCACCTATCAGACGACACTGAAAAAAGGAAAAAACATGCGCCGATATGGACGTGTTGATCAGGATCGAATTGTCGAGTTTTTTGAAACCGACGGTGATATCACACAAATTTTTCACCCAAGCATTATCTGGGCAGAAGTGACCGATCACCCCGAAGTACAACTGGGCTGGGTCGCCACCAAAACCGACGGTGTCTGGACCTTCGCCGCCTATGTGCCGCCACCGCCGACCGAAGAGGAACTCATCGCTCAGGCGCAACTGAACAAATGGCAACTGTTGAACGTGGCCGCCAACTGGCTGCTGCTCAACTCCCTGCAGTTCAAGGTCGACACCGGTGTGGCCACCCCTGACGAACAGGCTCTGTTGCTGGCTCACAAGATGTACTCCATCGCTGTCAGCGACATCGACAAACAATCGGGTTACCCGGCAAACATTGTCTGGCCGGTGGCTCCGTACTGACGGTGTTTGAAAGACAGCACTGACGACTATCAAATCAAAGGAAGCAAGAATGAATCGCTACATACTGATGACCGCGGCCAACTCCTACAACCTTGTCCTCGACGTGGTGGATACCGACGGGCCGATCCCTGAGGTGCCGGCAGATGAGCCCTTTTCGAGCTGGCAGGACTATACCGGTAACACTACTGCAGAGCCGGGTATGAAAATGGTATGGAACGGGCTACCGAGTTTTGTTCCGACAACCGCAACTGAGCGGGAGGCCATGAAACAGGGACGCATTCAAACGCGGCTTCAGGCTGCCCAAAGCTGGTTGATGTTCAATCCCGTGCAATACAAATCGGATCTGGGGACTGCCTCTCCAGCCGAGGAGGCCGCATTGCTTGCCTACAAGCAGTACTTCGTTGCGGTCGCCGAAGTGAAAAATCAAACCACCTTTCCGAAGCTCAACTGGCCGGTCGCACCGTTCTGATCCAGCGAGCTTCAAACTCGACATCGAGAACGCATTACTGAAAAGCCCGGCCCTTGTGCCGGGCTTTTTGGAATGCCTGCCTCGAGAGAAAACGTTTGAACCCGACACACACCATTCATCCATCACACCAGGAGGCGTGACATGACAAACGAGCAACAAGCGTTGGCGGACATGCCGATCTGGCTGGTCATCCTGCTTGCCGTGGCGGGCGGGGTCTCCGGCGAAATGTGGCGCGCCGACAAGGACGGCGCCCGCGGCTGGCCGTTGCTGCGCCGGCTGGCCCTGCGCTCCGGCGCCTGCATGATCTGCGGCGTCTCGGCGATCATGCTGCTGTACGCCGCCGGCATGTCGATCTGGGCCGCCGGCGCTTTTGGCTGCCTTACCGCAATGGCCGGTGCCGACGTGGCCATCGGTCTGTATGAACGCTGGGCCGCCAAACGCATCGGCGTCTGCGAAGTTCCGCCCGCCAATACGAATAAGGAGCAATGAAAAAATACAGCGGTATTTGAAAAGGAGTTCATTTCATGTTGAGCGATTTTCGTTGTGGAAAATGCAATCGGTTACTCGCAAAAGTAGATCCACTTCATCAAGTGCAAATCAAATGCCCTAGATGCAGGACGTTGAATTACGCGAAAACGGGATGCTTTAAAAAATCGCCTGTGAGCGAACCAGGGCAGCATTGACTGCTAATAATAAATAATCGACTTATAGGTGATATATATGGCTACATTGCCGCGTTACCCCTTTACAACCGACGGCAGTTCGATTCTGTTGCCGCTGCATGAAATGTCTGCTGGACAATATCTTCAGTCGCCAGACAAGCGTTTTAAATTGATTGTTCAACCCGATGGCAATCTGGCGATTTACGAAGGAGCAAATACAGTTTGGGTGGCGATTGCCGGTCAACCCTATACAAGCTCCGGGAAGCAGATAGACAACTCAAAAATTTACTTTTATCTGATGTATTACGCGTTCCTCAACGATCCAACGCGTGGCCGTATGTGGGGCACTGCTAACAGCACGCCTCTCAATTCTGATATCTGGGCGGCTTACAATCGTGCCTATCTATCTCTGCAGAATGATGGAAACCTTGTAGTGGTCGACTCGATTCCCGTCTGGTCAAGCAACTCTGCCATTCCTATCAGTCCATCTGTGGAGTCCGTATATATTCCGGCGGGTACAACGCTTGAGGTTGACCGTCGGTATGTTGTGGGAGGGACGACTCTGGTCTTCCAGTCGGATGGAAATCTGGTGGTTTCAAACGGACCACTTGGAGTCCTGTGGGCGAGCTGGACCCAGAACAAAGGTGCCACTCGTGCAGTCATGCAAGAAGATGGAAATTTTGTGATCTATGGACAAAACAATACACCGCTCTGGTTTACCGGAACTGCCGGTCAGCCAGGTGCAATGGCGAAAGTTCAGGCAAATGGCAGTTTCTCTATTGTCAGTGAAAAGCCGGTTTGGGCTCGATTTGGTTTCACGCCAACTATTTTGCCAAAACGCGTATTCCAGTGGGACAACGGACCATGGAAACCGCTAATCGAAATTCCTTTGTGGCGTTTTAAAGATTAATTATTTTGAAATTTGCCTCCCGCTTGGGAGGCATTTTCATAATGCTTCCATCCGATGTTTTATGCGTGCTTCACGAAGTTTCAATTTGAATTTATCGTTTTTTAGCTGAAACCCGATATTTCGCCTCGCTGCATGTTCTGCGGCGGGACTGCGCGTGGACATTCAAAAAGGAGGTCATGCATGCCTGCACCGATCCGACAGCCTTCGCAGCTGTTCACGGCAATGGCGACAGCCTTGCGCAATAACGCCGACCTGAACGTGCAGGTCGGCGATCACGATGACTTCACGGTACCCGGCGACAAAGCCTGGGTGTTGATCGACATCGAACGAAATGCACCGGGAGAGCGCGCGGCCAATGGGCGCATTGCCCACGCATTGACGCTGTCCCTTCAAGTCATTCCGGCCATTTCCGCAACGGCGTTTGCCGCGTGCGATCTGATCGCCGCCCTGAAAAACCTGATCACCGACAACCGCTGGGGCCTGCCCGGCGATCAGTGCGATCTGCCGATGAACATCGATGGTTTGCCGTCGCTGGCGATTCGCGCCGATCAGCCTAACAAGGCGTGGACCCTGACATTCAACCAGACCCTCTACCTGGGCCCGACCTTGCTCGACGACCCGCTCGGCACACCGAAATTCGCCCGCACCTGGGAAGTCAGCGACATCGACGACCCCGACCAATACACCTCGCTGGAGGCTTGACCGATGTTCGACGCATTACTGCGTATGCAACTGGGCCCGATCATCGAGCGCCTCACGGAAATGGAAGCGGAGATCGAAGACTTGCACCGACGCGCCGAAAGCTATTGCCGCATCGGCATTTGTCAGGAAGTCGACGCTGCGAGCAACACCTGCAAGGTCAGTCACGGTGGATTGCTCACCCCGGCGATCAAGTTCTTCAACCCGAGCGCCGGCGCCCAGAGCGAATCGCGGATTCCCAGCGTGGGTGAACAGTGTCTGCTGTTCAACTACGGCAGCGGCGAAAGCAGTGCGCAAAGCGTGGCGTTGTTCGGCTTGAACAGTGACCGCTTTCCACCCGTTGCGACCGTCCCCACGCTGACGCGACGGGTGCATGCCGATGGCAGCGAAAGCGGCTACGACGACGCCACGCACACCCTGCACTGGCAAAACGGCCCGGCCGCGTTCAGCGGCTCTCGCGAAGCGCTTGAACTGAGCATCGGCCCCGCGCGGCTGGCGATGACGCCGCAAGCGATCAACCTGCAACTGGGCGCCACCGGCCTGACCATCGACGCCTCGGGCGTGCACTTCAGCGGCCCGTTGGTGGATCACCAGGGTCGCGTCATCAGCCCCTGAATCAAGAGCCTCCCATGATCGGAATCGACAGAGACACCGGGGCCACGGTCGACGACTGGCTGCAATTCGTGCAGCGCGCGACACGAGCCCTGACCACGCCGCTGGGCACCCGGCAAAAAAGGCCCCTTTATGGTTCGTTGATCCCCACGCTGCTGGGGCAAAACCTCGGCGATGACGTCCTGCTTCTGGCCCAGAGCCACGCTGCGCAGGCGTTCTACAACCCGCAGAACGGTATCGGCGATTTCCAGCCTGGCGTGATCGTCGCCACCCGTCAGGGCGCCGGCCTGCTGCTGCGTTTTGCCGGCACCTGGAAAAACCGCCAACAGACTTTCGAGGTCGTGACATGAGCATGTTGATCCCTGGCCAGAACCAACTGGCCGAACCTTCGCTGATCAAGGTCGAGGCCTTCGAGGATTTGCTGGCCGAGTTCAAGACCTTCGTCCTGGAATACGTCGGATCCCGCTCGCCGCAGAGCGCTGCGAAACTCAAGACCAGCCTGGAAAACGAAAGCGAACTGCTGACGATGGCGCTCGAAGCGTTTTGCGTTCGCCTGCAAACCCACGAACGCAAATACAACGCCCGGATCAAGCAGATGCTGGCGTGGTGGGCCACCGGCAGCAACCTTGATGCGCGGCTGGCGGACATGGGCCTGGAGCGGCAGTTGCTCGACCCGGGCGACCCGGCGGCATTCCCGCCAGTGCCGGCGATTTACGAAAGCGACGATGACGCCCGGTTGCGCTACTACCTGGCGCCCCATGCGCCGGCGGCGGGTTCGCGGATGCAGTACCGCCGCGAGGTGTTCACCCTCGGCGAGCGGCCGGCGGTGAAAGTCGAATCCAGCGATGCCGGCGTCGTCGACGTCACCTACACCTTCGCCCCGGACGGCCTCGCCGCACAGGTCAAGGATGGCAATGGCCGTCGCACGGCCCCCGGAGAAGTACAGGTGACTGTGCTGTCCCGCGATGCCGACGGCACACCGTCCGCCGCGTTGCTCGACGGCGTGCGCCAACACTTCGCCCGGCCGGATGTCTGCCCGGAAACCGACAAGGTCATCGTCAAAGCTGCTGATATTCAGCGCTACAAGATCCGTGTTGTGGCGAAGATCAATTCCGGCCCGGATTCTGGCCTGACCAAAGTCGCCGCCGAGCAACATCTGCAAGCCTACGCCGACAGTTGTCATCGCCTGGAAGGCCGGGTCGATCCGAGCTGGATCGACTACACGCTGCACAGCGCCGGCGCCGTGCAGCTGGAGATTCTTGAACCGCTGACACCGATTGTGTGCTCCGCGTTTCAAGCGCCGTTCTGCACGGCGGTCGAGGTCGAGGTACAGACGCTATGACGGACCAGACACCGCGTCCGACCCTGTTGCCGGCCAACAGCTCGGCGCTGGAACGGGCGCTCGATATCGGCTTCGGCACCTTGCTTGACCGCATCGTGCCGCCGTTTCCCGAACTGATGAACCCGAGCGAAACACCGGTCGCGTTCCTGCCGTATCTCGCAGCGGATCGCGGCGTGGCCGAATGGAGCACCGACGCACCGGAGGCGGAAAAGCGCCTGACCGTCGAACTGGCGTGGCCCACTGCGCGTCAGGCCGGTACCCGCAAGGCGCTGGAAAACGCCGCCAAGGGATTGCAACTGAGGCCTGAAGTCCGCGCCTGGTACGAACAGACACCGCCCGGCGAACCCTACAGTTTTTCCGTGCGGGCCTTCAGCGAACAACCCTACAGCGAAGAAATCGACGCCCGTCTCGACCGACGCCTGGCCGATGCCAAGAGCGAACGGGACGTGCTGTCGGTGTCGGTCGGCCTCAGCGCCTTCGGCTCTCATGTGATTGGTGCCGCGACTTTTTGCGGCGAACTGACCACGGTCTATCCGGTGTTCCTCGAAGGCCTCGAAACCTCCGGTGAAGCCTTCATGGCGGCCGGTTTCTACACCGTCGAAACATCCACTATTTATCCTCAGGGGGCCTGAATGGCTGACTATTACACCCTGCTCACCAACGCAGGGATTGCCTACGAAACGGCGTGCAAGGCCGCGGGCGTGCCGATCAAGCTGACGCAGATTTCCGTCGGCGACGGCGGCGGCGCGGTCTACAACCCGGCCGCGACAGCTACCGCGCTGAAACGCGAAGTCTGGCGCGGACCGCTTAACGCGCTGTTCCAGGACGAGAAAAATCCGAGCTGGCTGCTCGCCGAAGTCACCATTCCGCCGGACGTCGGCGGCTGGTACGTGCGGGAAGCCGGGCTGTGGACCGACACCGGCATTCTCTACGCCATCGTCAAATACCCGGAGTCGTTCAAACCGGTGCTGGCCACGTCCGGCTCGGGCAAAGAGTTCTACATCCGCTCGATTTTCGAGACCAGCAATGCCTCGCTGGTGACGCTGCTGATCGATGACACGGTGGTCAAGGCCACCCGTGCCTGGGTCATGAGCTACCTCGCCGAAGAACTCGGCAAACTTGATGGCAAGCAATCTGTGCGCGTCGCTGCCACCGCCAACGTGGTGTTGAACGGTGCGCAGCAGATCGACGGTGTGGCGGTGATTGCCGGAGACCGCGTATTGCTGCCGAACCAGACCCTGGCCAAGGACAACGGCCTGTGGATCGTCGCCAACGGTGACTGGGTGCGGGCCAACGATGCCAATGTCAGCGCCAAGGTCACACCGGGCCTGACGGTGATGGTGGAAGAGGGCACGCTCAACGGCGATTCGCTGTGGCACCTGACCACCAACACGCCGATCACCCTCGGCACTACTGCGCTGACATTCAAGATGCTCGCAGGGCGCACCGGGATTGCCGCCGGGACTTACAAGAGTCTGAGCGTCGACGAGTATGGCCGCGCGACGGCCGGCTCGAATCCAGACACGCTGGCCGGTTTCGGCATCAAGGATTCCTACACCAAGGCTGAAGTCGAAGCGCTGATTGCCAAGGCCTCGGCATTGCCGGTGGGTTCGATTGTGGCGTTCCCCGTTGATACGCCGCCACCGGGTTTCCTGGAGCTGGACAACAGCGTCAAGAGCAGCGCGACCTACCCGGACTTGAGCGCCTATCTGGGTGGCAAGTTCAACAAGGGCGATGAGGGTGTCGGGAATTTCCGCTTGCCTGAAGCGCGTGGGGAGTTTTTGCGCGGTTGGGATCATGGGCGTGGAGTGGATGCCGGGCGTGGTGTAGGCAGTCGGCAGAAAGGTTCGCTCTCTGGTTATGACGCGGATTCGAACGGTCTCAGTGCCGCGATGGGGATGGGTGCAGCAAGTGGTAGCAAGGCTGACGATTTTGGGCTGGATGCATATTCAGCATCAGGGAATGCGTACTCCGTAACGATGGGTTACGCCACTTTGATTGGTTCCAGTACACCGAGCGATCTGTACGCTGGCATTGTCAGACCACGCAACATCGCCGTCATGTGGTGCATCAAAGCCTGGAACGCCCCGGTCAATCAGGGAAACATTGATGTAGCAGCACTGGTCAAGGAAGTCTCTCGGTTGGGATCTGCCGTTCCGGTGGGCGCTGTCATGGCGTTCCCGACGGGGATCGTGCCTCCGGGGTTTCTTGAGCTGGATGGCAGTGTGCAGAGCACTGCGACTTATCCGGATCTGGCGACTTACCTCGGCACAACATTCAACAGGGGCGATGAAGGAGTTGGTAACTTTCGGCTGCCGGAGTCGCGTGGTGAGTTCCTGCGTGGCTGGGATCATGGTCGTGGTGTGGATAGCGGGCGAAATTTTGGCACGTATCAGGCTGACGATTTCAAGGCGCACAATCATCCGCCGGCAAATAATCGTCCGGGCTTCATGACTAATGAGTTTCCAACGGTTCAGGCATATCACGCAGCCGCTTCGGGGGGACCTCAATCCTACTCGGGTGAAGGGCAACAGATTGCTACGACGGGTAACCGGGGAGGCACGGAAACCCGCCCCCGCAACCTCGCCGTCATGTGGTGCATCAAGGCCTGGAACGCGCCGATCAATCAGGGGAACATCGACGTAGCAGCACTGGCCAAGGAAGTCTCGCAGCTCAAATCGTCTGTTCCGGTCGGCGCTGTCCTGTCGTTTCCAATGGGTGTCGTGCCTGCCGGTTATCTGGAGCTGGATGGCAGTGTGCAGAGCATTGCGACCTATCCGGATCTGGCGGCGTATCTCGGGACAAAATTCAACAAGGGGGACGAAGGCGCGGGCAATTTCCGCCTGCCAGAGTCTCGCGGTGAGTTTCTGCGTGGTTGGGATCATGGACGGGGTGTGGACGCTGGACGGGAGCTGGGAAGTTTCCAGAAAGCAACGCTGCTAGCGTGTGACGCAATTACTCCTGACCTTCTAGCAAAACAAGACACCACCGTAGCTTTCAAGCTTGGCATGACTCTTTCCGAGAATAGCCATTCGTACATTGGTGGGGATGTTGTCAACAAGACTGCTTATCCTGAAACGGGAATCACCATCAGCACGAGCGATAATTCTGGAACGCTGTATCTGGATACGCCGGCTATTTTTGATCGTGGCAATCTGGTTGGCACCCGCCCGCGCAACCTGGCGGTGATGTGGTGCATCAAAGCCTGGAACGCACCGGTCAATCAGGGAAGCATTGATGTCGCAGCGCTGGCCCCTTTGGCCCAGCAAGCGACTGAAATAAAGCAGGGTACGGCCAAGGTCGCCACTCAGACTCAGGTTGAGTCCGGCATGGATGACGCAACAATCGTCACGCCGAAAAAGATGCGCTGGGGTTTTGCCAGCCTTTTTGCGAACAACGGGTATGTCGTCTTTCCGTCATGGATGGGTGGGTTGATCATTCAATGGATCGGCAGCACGACGTTGGGTGTACAGGGGGCAGGTTCGAGCTTTCCACTGGCGTTCCCCACAGCGTTGTTCGGAGTTTGGGTCACGGCGGTCAACGGACCGGCCACAGCTGACGTTTCTTTGGGAGCCAAGAGTTTGACCGGTTTCACCGCTTACTCGTCGATCCTTCCGTTCGGCTTCGGCGCCATCGCAATCGGCCGATAAGGAGTCCTTCATGAAAATGTTCTATAGCCAGTCCACTGGCTGCACCTACCTGGAAGGGCTGCATGCCCTGATCCCGGAGGATGCTGTTGCAATATCTCAAGATCGAGTACTGAGCGTTATCGGTAACCCCGAGCCCGGCAAGGTTCGAGCTCACGATGACTCTGGTCTGCCAATCTTGAGCGAGCCACCGGCTGACAGGCTGGAAAGCGCCGAACGCAGCTGGCGCGATGCTGAAATCATGCACGTGCAGTGGCTGCGTGACCGTCATCGGGATCAACTCGACCTGGAGCAGCCCCCAACTCTCTCGACGGAGCAGTTCAGCGAACTGCTGACCTACATCCGAAGTCTGCGGGACTGGCCGCAATCGCCAGAGTTTCCCGCGATCGAGTCGCGGCCCAAAGAGCCCTCCTGGATCACTGACCAAACTTCCTGAACGCCCCGCACCCCGGGGCGTTTTCTTATCCGCCAAAAATATCCAACACCCGCCAAGCCCCTCCCTTTGAGGGGCTTTCCCGTTTATGGAGAAACGAAAAATGGCAACCCGCCAAACCTACACCGTGCTCGTTCCATTCCCCACCGGCGGTGGGCACTGGTCGAGCGTCGGCCAGGAACTCGATCTGCTCGACGTCGAGGCCAGTGCCCTGCACAGCGCCGGTCGACTGGAGCTGAAAACACCTACCACCAAGGCCGTGAAGGCCGCTGCCAAGAAGGCTGACTGAATATGGCTGAGGTTCTGAACTTCGAGCACAACGGCATTACCGTCAATGCCACCGAATCCCCCGAGGCCATGGGTGGCCTGGGTGACAACGTCATCGGTCTGGTCGGCACTGCGCCGAAAGCCGATCCGCTGATTCCGCGCAACGCACCGTTTCGCATCAACAGCTTCACCACCCACGCGCTGCTCGATCCGACCGGTGCGGAAGAGGGCACGCTGTACCACGCGGTCTACCAGATCCTCAAAGTGGTCAAGGTGCCGGTGTACGTGGTGATCGTCGAGGCGGGCGCGACCCCGGCCGACACCGTCAACGCAGTGATCGGCGGCATCGAGCCAGTGACCGGTCGCAAGCTTGGTCTGGCGGCACTGGGCAGCGTCCCGGAAGACCTGACCATCATCGGCGCGCCGGGCTTCACCGGCACCAAGGCTGTAGCCAGTGAGTTCGCCTCGTTCGGCAAGCGCATCAAGGCCCGTGTGGTGCTGGACGGCAAGGATGCCTCGGTCGCTGACCAGGTGACCTACAGCCAGGAACTGGGCGGCGCCGACCTCGGTTTCGACCGTTGCCTGGTGGTGCACAACATGCCCGCCGTGTACTCGAAAGCGGCGAAGAAAAACGTCTTCCTCGCGCCGTCGAGCCTGGCGATTGCCGCACTGGCCAAGGTCAAGCAATGGGAAAGCCCGGGCAACCAGGTGACCTACGCCGAAGACGTATCCCGCGTCGTTGAATACAACATCCTCGACACTTCCACCGAAGGCGATCTGCTCAACCGCTACGGCGTCAGCTACTACGCCCGCACCATCCTTGGCGGCTTCTCGCTGCTGGGCAACCGCTCGATCACCGGCAAGTTCATCAGCTACGTCGGTCTGGAAGACGCCATCAGCCGCAAGCTGGTGAAGGCCGGCCAGAAAGCCATGGCAAAGAACCTGACCAAGTCGTTCATGGATCAGGAAGTCAAACGCATCAACGACTGGCTGCAGACCCTGGTCGCCGACGAAACCATTCCTGGCGGCAGCGTGTACCTGCACCCGGAACTCAACAGCGTCGAGAAGTACAAGAACGGCACCTGGTACGTGGTCATCGACTACGGCCGCTACGCGCCGAACGAACACATGGTTTATCAACTCAACGCCCGCGATGAAATCATCGAGCAGTTCCTGGAGGACGTTCTCTAATGTTTACCAACCGTAATCGCCAGGCCATCGCGGCCACCCTGCAAGGCCTGCCGTTGTCGGCGACCGTGGAGGAATTCACTCCGCCGAAGATCGAATTCGACGTGGAAGAGATGCGTGGCGGCCGCTTCATCGTTGAAGAAATGGTCAAGGGCGGCAAAGCGCTCAACGCCAAGTTGACCCTGCAAGGCATGGGCACCGAGGTCATGCTTGCACTGGGTGTGAAGCTGGGCGACGACATCCTGCTGAACGTGCGTGAAGCCGGTCAGGACCAGGACGGCAACACCTGGTTCACCTACCACACCGTCGGCGGCAAGCTGAAATCCCTGGAGGAAACCGCGGTGAAAATGGGTGAAAAACCCAAGACCAACCTGGAGCTCTCCTGCCGTACCTACAACCGTCTGGAAAATGGCGTGCCGGTGATCGACATCGACGTGCGCACCCAGAAGTTCGTACTCAACGGCGTAGACATCCTCGGTGATGCGCGTCGTGCGGTGCTGATGCCATAAGCCTTTCGGCGCATCAAGCACACCCTGTGGGCGCTTATGCCCACAGGGATCTTCAAGAACACCCAAGGAATTCCTTTCATGTCGTGGATGCCACCCAAGCATGACCTGTTGTCGCCGATCACCGGCGACGACGGCTCGCAGATCGAATCGATCCAGCTCAAGACCCTGTTCTACGCCGCCCAGAAAGAAGCGCTGGAACGCGCCGGCGACGATGAGGACGATCAGTTCTTCGAACTGGCGCTGCTGGCCACCGGGCTGTCGGTCAAGGAGCTCGACCAGCTCAAGCGTCCGGACTACGTGACCATCGCGCAGTACGTACACGAGATGTCGACCCGTCCGGCGTCGTACTTTCTCGACCAGGTCGAAGACGCGGAAAAGTCCGACGATCCCGACCAGGTGCAACTGCTGCAACCGCTCGCCGTCACCGGCCGCACCGTGACCTCGTTGAGCCTGGAAATGCCGGCGCTGCGGGCCACCAAAGTGATGAAGAAACTGAAAACGGCCAAGGAACGCGCCGAGTTCATCACCGCCCATTGCACCGGCCTGATGATCCCCGATCTGGCCCTGATGAGCGTCCCTGACTGGACGCAATTGCAGGTGCGCATCGACGATTTTTTAAACCAGCCGGCGGCCTTCTTTCAGAACGCGACATCGAAGTAATCCTCGATATCGTGCCGCTCATTTACCCGGTAAGTGAAGCGGAAATTCTGGAGTGGGACGCCGAAAAGGCGTTGCGCCGCTACGACATAGCGATCACTCGCCTTGGCGTGAAACAGGAGTAGAGCGGCATGGCAGACGGTAGCTATTCGCTGACATTCACCGAGGTCGACCAACAAGCCCGGGCGTTGAACACGGCCAGTAAAATGGCCAGCCTGATGTCCCCCGCATCGAGCATGCAGGGCGCCGATTCGGCATCGGCCAATATTGTGTCGGACTTGAGTCTTTCAGGCGCCTTCGCAGGCCTGGGTCTGGCACTGGCGGATTCCACCGCCGAGCTTCGCCGATTGACGAGCGAACAGGTTCAGCTCAGAGATGTGTTGAGCACGATCCACGGTGTGCTGGTATCGCAGCGCTCATTGCAACAAGCCATGAATGATCGACAGGCGCAGCCCGGCCCTGTTGCCGGTATGGGGGCTGGAGTGCCCTCAGCGAATCCTGACAAGGATGCGCTGAAGGATCTTCGGCCCGCCATCAACTTTGATACCGCGATGGCAAAGCTGGAAACGGTCGTCGGGTTCAAAGGCGATGACCGTCGAACATTTGGCATTGCGCTGGAGCAAATGGCCACCGAGTCGAAGGTGGCTGCCGGTGGCAGCACCATGCTTGATCTTGCAGGTGTCGGTTACACCGCCGTCAAGGCCGGGGTCGGCAATGATCATGTAAATGACAAAGGCGAACTGGATAACGGCGCCAGACAAAAAGATGTGCTGGAGTTCACCCGAGACACGGGCGTCACGGCGACAGCGTTTGGAATGAAGGCTGCAGATACGGCCGATCTATTGATCGGCTGGCGCACTTCGATGAGTCTCAATCGCGCGCAAACCCTCGATCTCGCTGATGCAACCAGCCTGCTCGGAAGCCGGTTGAGTGCTTCGGAGGCTGACATCGGCTCGATTCTCAGCAACTACGGTGCTTCTGCAAAAGGTGCCGGGATGACTCCCGAGCAGGCAGCGGCGTTTTCTGCGGCGTTGCTCAATGCGGGTGTCAACCGGGCGGATGCCGGTGTGGCCTTCGAGAAAATCTCCACGACGCTGGCGCTGGGAGACAAAGCTTCGCCCAGTCAACGAGCCGCAATCGTTGACCTGAAGCTGAACCCTCAAGCGCTTGCCGGGCAGATGAAAGTGGATGCCCCGGGCGCCATTCTCAAAGTGCTGGAGGCGTTGAAGAAACAACCGCCTGATCGGCAGTCCGAGTTGGCCATGACGCTGTTTTCGGTCGACCAGCCCGTGATCAAAATGCTGCAGAACACCGGGGATGTGAAACGCTCCTTCGATCTGGTGGCTGATAAAAAACAGTACGCCAGTTCCGAGCTTGGCGAAGGCGCCAGTGCGGTCAATGAGACTGCCCGTATTCAATCGCAGACATCGCAAGCGCACATCAACGGTTTCAATGCGCAAAAGGATCGCCTCTATACCTCCGCAGGCGATACGGTGTTGCCATCCTTCAATGCTGTTGCCGACACCGCAGCCAAGGCCGCCGGTGGTTTGAGCGGGCTGGCGGAACAGTATCCAACACTCACGGCCGCGCTGGTCCTGAGTATTGCCGGGATCAGGTCCATTGCACCGCTGGGCAAGATGTACGCCGGTGCTGCGGGCTGGGTGAAGGATACCGTTGGTACGCTACAGGGGGCGTACGGCAAAGCGGTCAGCGTAGCCGGCAGTATCCGAACGGGAGCCGGCACCCTGGCCGGCAATATCAGAACGGGAGTTGGCACCCTGGCCACCAGGACCGAGCCGCTGAGAGCAGCGGCTGCCAGCCGGATCGGTTACATGAGATCCGCTGCCGGCCGCAGCATGATCAGTCGAGGTGCCCGATTCGGTCGGATCGCAGGTCCCCTGGCCATGCCTCTGACGATGCTCGAGGCTGGTATGAAAGTCGTCGAGGGCGTGGCCGAGAACGATACAAAAAAAGTCGCCGGAGGCGTAGGCATGGCGGCGGGAGGCCTGGCTGGCGGATATGCCGGCGCGAGCATCGGCGCCACGATCGGTACCTTCATCCTTCCCGGCGTCGGTACGCTGATTGGCGGTGCCCTGGGTGGTGCCATCGGGAGTTTTTACGGCAGTCAGGAAGGGGAGGCGCTGGGTGAAAAGCTTGCGACACCGGCCCCTGACAAGTTGGCACCCCCTGCAGAAGTCAGCGCAGGCCTGAGCAGTGTGCAAGCACAAAATCAATCCAGCGCGAATGTCACCTACGCCCCGGCGTTCCACTTCAGCGGCGGCGATCTGGCCAGCGTTGAAAAGGTGAGTGCCATGGTCGCGCAGGTCATGCAGACGCACTTCACCTCAGACTTCACACCGTTGATGAGTACCAATCCACTCGGCACACGCCGTGACGCAGCCCTGACTGATGGAGTCGCCTGATGAAACAACAAATGGCACTGGGCAGTTTCATCTTTGGCCTGTCCCGCGGTTTTGCCTACAGCAGTTTTCTGCGCAAGTCCGACGGCGGCTGGACAGAACTGCAGATTCTCACCAGCAAACCCAAGTCCCACCAGACGGGGCAGAAGCCCGAAACCCTGACCATCACTGGCAAATCAATGTACGCGGTGGCCATGGATCGGCTGGATGAGCTGCGGGCACTGCAAGCCCTTCGTGTACCGCTGCCGCTGATTGATGGCATCGGCCGCAACTGGGGTTTGTGGCGGATTACCACGGTTCAGGAAACCCAGACCTGCATCATCGATGATGGTACGGCGATGGTGGTCGACTGGACCCTCGAATTGGCGGAGTTCAACAATGCGTAAGGTACGAAGCGTGGCCGGCGATTCGGTGAATCTGTTGCTGTACCGCGAAACCGGTCGCAGCGATGACAGCGCCGAAGAAGCCCTGTGGAAACTCAATCCGATCCTGGCCGAACACGGCCCGGTTCTGACGGCAGGTGTCTGGGTGACACTGCCGGAACTCGATAGCAAACCGGCCGCGATCAAACCGGTTCTGGCCTGGGATTAAGGAGGCTGCATGGCACAGGGATTTACGCCCGCGATCGAAATCTACGGCGCCAACAAGGACCTGCTGAACCAGCGCCTGATCAGTTGGGAGCACATCGATGCCGCCGGGATGGAGTCCGATCAACTGACGCTGGTGCTCGACCTGGAAGGCCTTGAAGGCTTGCCAACCCTGGGCGGAATCATCGGCCTGCGGGTGGGGTATCTGGAGACCGGGCTGGTCGAAAAAGGCCAGTTCCGGGTGACTCGATTGACACCGACGCTGTTCCCGCTGCGTCTGACGCTGGTCGCGACCGCCGCGCCTTTCAGCGGCAAGGACGAAACCGGATTCAAGGAACGACGCACGGCCAGTCATGGCCCCACGACGCTTGGCGGGCTGTTTCGCAAACTGGTCGAGCCGCACGGTTTCTCGCCGCGCGTCGATCCCGAACTGGCGCTGATCAGGATCGCTCATGTCGACCAGTCGAACGAAACCGACATGGGTTTCATCACGCGACTGGCGAAAAAGTACGACGCGGTGGCCAAACCGTTCAACGACCTCTACGTGCTGGCGAAACGGGCGCAGCTCAAAACCCTGTCGGGTCAGGTGATTCCGAACGTCAGGCTGTCGGTGACCCACAACAATCGGCCGGGCGATCACGCCTTCATCAGCGCCACGCTGGAAGAGACCGCCCGCACCCAGAATCAGGGTTGCAAAGTCTGCTGTTGGGACACCAATGCCGGCAAGCAGGTGGAGGTGAAAACCGGCAAGGCGCCCTACAAGATCGTTCGTCAGAAAACGGCCAGTGTGGAAGAAGCCAAAGCCATCGGCGAAGCCGAAGTGCGCAAGATGCTGCGCGAGAAATACACGCTGAAAGTTACTTGCCCGGGTGATCCGCTGCTGGTGGCCGAAGGTCTGCTGGTGCTCGATGACACTTGGCCCGACTTCATGCGCGGTCGCTGGTCGATCGAGAAGGTGACTGCCAGCGGCAAGCCTGAAGAAAGCTATCGCTGCCTGATCGAAGCGAACGGTCGGGATCCCGAGGCAATAGCCAAAGACTGATCCCCCGGTCTCACCGCCACACGCATCACTGTGGCTACTCACACATCCTGGAACGCTCCCCATGAAGATCTCCCCGATCCTCACGCAGCTGCGTGCGCAATGCCCAAGCCTTGCCGGCCATATCGCGACAGGTGTCGACCTGGCGCTTTTGCAAGGCAACTCGAATCTGCCGACCCCGTCGGCCCATGTTTTACCGCTGGCCGACCTGGCCAGCGCCAGTACCGCACAGAACTCCGCCAGCCAACCGATCCGCGACCGCTTCGAAATAATCCTGGTACTTGATGCCACGGACGCCACAAAAGCGCTGGATCTGTTGCACGACCTGCGCGCCGAAGTGTGGCGTGCGCTGGTGGGGTTCAAGCCCGGTTCGGACTACAGCGCCATCGTTTATGACGGTGGCGAAACGGTCTCGATCAACAGCAGCCGCGCGTTCTACCGGCTGCGCTTTTTTGCCGAGTTCCAGCTGGGCCGCAATCTGCCAAGTCAGCCTGCGGAGAGTTGGCACGAACGTGAACTGGACGGTTTGTCGTCCTTTACCGGGGTCACCGTGCGGGTCGATGCGATCGACCCGGCCGACCCCAATCTGAAACACCCCGGCCCTGACGGGCGCGTGGAAATGACTTTCTCTGGAGACGTAACCCCATGAGCAACCGCATCACCGTAGTGCCGGCCGCCGGCCGTGCCGTGCCGGACCCGGAAGCAGGCGACCTGCTGCCACTGGAAGGCCGTGAAGTGCTGGACAGCGCCTGGTGGCGCCGGCGTCTGGCCGACGGCGATATCACCCTCAAAACCGCAACAGCTAAACAAAAGGGAGCCAAATAATGGCGATCGGATTCAGCAACATTCCTGCGGACATTCGTGTACCGCTGTTCTATGCCGAAATGGACAACTCGGCCGCCAATAGCGCGTCCTCGTCCATGCGCCGCCTGATCGTGGCACAGGTCAACGACAACATCGCCCCGAGCGAAGTCGGCAAACTGGTGCTGGTCTCCAGCTTGGCGCTGGCCAAGAGCATTGGCGGCCAGGGCTCGATGCTCGCCTCGATGTACGAGACCTTCCGCAAGGCCGACCCGATCGGTGAGATCTGGTGCCTGCCGCTGCACAACGCCACCGGCGCCATCGCCAAAGGCGTGCTGACCCTGACCGGCACCGCGACTCAGGCTGGCATTCTCAACCTGTATGTCGGCGGCGTCCGTGTGCAGGCCACCGTGGTCAACGGCGCCACCGCTGCCCAGGCGGCCACCGCCCTGGCACAGAAAATCAACGCCATCGCCGATCTGCCGGTGAGCGCTGCGGCTGCCGAAGGCGTCGTTACTCTGAACGCCAAATGGACCGGCGAGAGCGGCAACGACATCAGCCTGCAATTCAATCGCCTGGGCAAGAGCAATGGCGAAGAAACTCCGGCTGGCCTGACCACTGCCGTCACCGCCATGACCGGCGGCGTCGGTGTACCGGATCAAGTGGCGGCCGTTGCCGCACTGGGTGATGAACCGTTCGAATTCATCGCGCTGCCTTGGTCCGACCTGGCCACCCTCAACACCTGGCAAGCGGTGATGGACGACAGCACCGGTCGCTGGTCGTGGGCCAAGCAACTGTTCGGTCACGTCTACAGCGCCAAGCGCGGCACCGTCGGCACTCTGGTGGCGGCCGGTCAGGCGCGCAACGACCAGCACATGACCATTCAGGCGCTGGAGCCGGGCGTTCCGCAACCGGTGTGGGTACAAGCCGCGGCACTGGCTGCACGTACTTCGGTGTTCATCTCGGCAGACGCTAGCCGTCCGACCCAGAGCGGCAGCCTGCCAGGCGTTGATCCGGCTCCGGCCAGCGAGCGCTTCACCCTGACCGAGCGTCAGTCGCTGCTCAACTACGGCATCGCCACCGCGTACTACGAAGGCGGTTACGTGCGCATCCAGCGCTCGATCACCACCTACCAGAAGAACGCTTACGGCCAGGCCGACAACTCGTACCTGGACAGTGAAACCATGCACCAGTCGGCGTTCATCGTGCGTCGTCTGCAAAGCGTGATCACCAGCAAGTACGGTCGCCACAAACTGGCCTCCGACGGCACCCGTTTTGGCGCCGGTCAGCCGATCGTTACCCCGGCGACCATTCGCGGTGAACTGATCGCCCAGTACGCCAAGCTCGAACTGGAAGGCCACGTGGAAAACGCCGAGCTGTTCGCCGAGCACCTGATCGTCGAGCGCGACGTGCAGGACCCGAGCCGCGTGAACGTGCTGTTCCCGCCTGATTACATCAACGGTCTGCGCGTGTTCGCACTGCTCAACCAGTTCCGTCTGCAGTACGACGACGTCGCCTGATCGGCCCGTTTGACACTGTGATTTCAGCCCACCTCGCGTGGGCTTTTTATTTGAAGGGAGTAACACCATGGGTCAACTGATTGCAGGCACCTGCTACGTCAAGGTCGACGGTGCACAACTGACCATCAACGGCGGCTGCGAAGCCCCGCTGATGGCCGTCAAACGCGAAACCGTCGTACCGGGTTTCTACAAGGAAACCGACATTGCGCCGTCGTTCAAAGTAACTGCGCTGCACACCGCCGACTTCCCGCTGAAGAAGCTGATCGAAGGCACCGACATCACCGTCACCTGCGAATTCAGCAACGGCAAAGTCTACGTACTGGCCGGTGCCTACCTGGTCGAAGAGCCAGTCTCCAAAGGCGATGACGCCACCATCGAACTGAAATTCGAAGGCATCAAGGGGACCTGGCAATGAGCGGCGCCGTGAAGCTTCAAGTTGCGATCGAAGCTCACGGCGAGCCCCTGACCGAACTCGTCCTGCGCCGTCCGACGGTGCAGGAGGTGCGAGCGATCAAGGCGCTGCCGTACAAGATCGACAAGAGCGAAGAAGTCAGCCTCGACATGGACGTGGCGGCCAAATACATCGCCGTGTGCGCCGGCATTCCGCCGTCGTCGGTCAACCAGCTGGACCTGGCTGACCTCAACGCGTTGAGCTGGGCCGTTGCGAGTTTTTTCATGAGTGCGGCGTCGGAGCCATCACCGACCTGATTTCGGTCGCCTATGACCTGGCCTGGTTCTGGAAGGTTGACCCCGAACAGATGATGGCCAGGCCACTGGATGTGCTTCGCGAATCGCTGGAGCACGCGCAACGGATCAATGCGATGCAGCAGGTGCAGTGATGGCTAATACACAATTGAGCCTGATCCCGCAGAATTTCCCCGTCACGGTCAACATGCTCGTGGTGCTCAAGGGCGCCGAGAAAATGGAGGCCGAGATGAAGGGGCTGCGCGGCAAGGTCGCAGCATTCAAGAAAAGCATGGAAGACAGCGGCCTCGAGCCGCTGGACGTCGCCGGTTTCATCGCCGAAGGTGGCCTGCTCAAGCCGTTTCAGGACGGCATCAAAAAGGCCATCGAAGCGCAGGATGCACTGGCGAAAAAAGTCCGGGCGAACAAGGGGCTGAAAGTCCCCAAGGTCGTCCAGGGCGAAACCTCCGCCAACCTCAAGAAGTTCAACGAGGCGCTGGACAAGGTTTCGCTGAATATCGGTCAGGCGCTGCTGCCGGCCGTCAACGGCATCGTCACGGCGTTGACGCCTGTGATCACCTCGGTTGGCCAGTTCGTCGCGAACAACCCGTACCTCGTCGAGGGACTGGCGGCAGCGGCGGTGGCGTTCACGGTGGTGACGGTCGGGGCGATGGGGCTGGTCGCGGTGTTGGGGATCCTGACGTCACCGATCGGCCTGATTGCTGCGGCCATTGCGGCGGCGGTGGCGCTGATCGTGATTGGCGCGCGTCTGATTACCGACAACTGGGCGTCGATCAGCGGATTCTTCAGCGAGACCTGGCAGTCGGTCAGCGATGCAACCCATCGCGGTATCGACAAGGTTCAGAAGGGCTGGGACGAGATGGCAACGGGGGCGAAGCTGAAATTCGACTCGATGCAAGCCTCGGCCAAACAGAAGTGGCAAGAAATGAAGGCTGACGCCGTTGCCGGTGCCAGTCGTCTTGCCGAGGGCGCGTCCGCACGCCTGGATGCATTCGGGGCGAAGATGGGCGAGCTGTGGGATTCCGCTGGCGCTGTCATCAAGGATTACTGGAACGACGCAGTCGCCGGTAGCGTTGCCGGTCTGGAAGCGCTGAAGGCCAATCTGTACACCTCGCCGAAGGCGAAACTGGCCGAGGTCTGGGGTGCGACTCAAACGGTATTCGGTGAGTTCTGGGACAGCGCGGCAGCAAAAGCCGCGACTGGCATGGAAGCGCTGAAGGCCAATCTGTACACCTCGCCGAAGGCGAAACTGGCCGAGGTCTGGGGTGCGACTCAAGCGGTGTTCAGCGAATTCTGGGACAGTGCGGCAGCCAAAGCCGCGACGGGCATGGAAGCGCTGAAGGCCAATCTGTACACCTCGCCGAAGGCGAAACTGGCCGAGGTCTGGGATTCCACGCAAACGGTGTTCAGCGGATTCTGGAATCGTGCAGCCACCAATGCGACCACCGGCTGGGCCACGCTCAAGGCAACGTTCGACGGCTCGCTGGCGGAGAGATTTGCCGGCGTGTGGGGTTCGGCTCAGGGGATATTCACCGGTGTACTGGACAACCTGAAAGCCACCGCTTCAGCCGGGTGGGAGCAACTGAAGTCAACGTTCTCCTGGTCGCCGTTTGCCCTGATTCAAAGCAACTGGCAACCGCTGGGCGAGGTCTTTTCCGCGCTCTGGGATGTGTTGCGGGCGAGTGCGCTGACGCTGAAAAGCGAGTTCCAGAACCTGTTCAACTTCTCGCCGATGGAGTCGGCGATGGCGCAGTGGGATGGTTTGAAGGGTTACTTTTCCGGTTTGTGGGCATCGTTGACCACGGATGCACTATCGGTCGCGAACGCCTTCGGCACATTGTTCAGTCAATCGCCGATGGAGTCGATCAAGCAAGCCTGGGAGCCGGTCCTCGGCTGGTTCAGCGAGTTGTGGGCAAAACTGCAAAGTGTCGTCGCACCGATCCGGGAATTGCTCAATGGCAATCTTTCCGGCGTTGTGGCGACGATCACCGGGCAATCCCCGGCGGCTGCTTCCGGCTCGTCAGCCATGGCCAGTCCGTTGCCGCAATCCTCCAGCGCCCTGATCCAGCAAAGCGCTGCCAACAACCGTACGCAACTCGAAGGCGGCCTGACGGTCCGCTTCGAAAACGCGCCGGCGGGGCTGCGCACTGATCAACCGCAAACCAATCAACCGGGGCTGGCGCTCAGTTCGCGCATCGGCTATCGCTCGCTATCGGCAGGAGGTTCCAATGAACTGGCGTGACCGTTTGTTGCCGGCATCCTTTCGCGGTGTCGGTTTCTGGATCGACCAGGCGAAAACCCCGGTCGGCCGCAAGGGGCAGTTGCACGAATACCCGCAACGCGACCTGCCGTTTTTCGAGGATCTCGGCCAGCAGGCCAAGACCCACGACCTGACGGCGTTCATCATCGGTGCCGATTGCCTGGAGCAGCGCGACAAGCTGCTCCAGGCCCTGGAGCAGGGCAGCGGCGAGCTGGTGCATCCGTGGCTGGGGCGCTTGCAGGTCAAGGTCGGCGAGTGCGACATGACCCACACCCGCCAGGACGGCGGGATGGTGACCTTCACCCTGAAGTTCTACCCGGACCGGCCGCTGCCGTTTCCGACGGCGACGGTCAGCACGCAAAAAGTCCTGCTGATCAAGGCCGACGGTTTGCTCGGGTCGGCAGTGGCGCGCTTCGAACAGGCGATGACCCTGATCAAGGCGGCGCGGATCGGCATCGCCAACCTGCGCAACAGCCTCACCGGTGTGTACGACGTGATCAAGGAGCAGCTCAAGCCGCTGATCGCGCAATACAAGCAGATCACCGAACTGGTCAGGGCCGTCAAGGAACTGCCCAAGGAGGTGGCGGCGGAGTTCAAGGGCTTGCTCGGCGATATCAAGGAGCTGAAGGCGTTCGCGAAGGAGGGCTACCGTGGCGTGATTGCCGACGTGTCCCAACAGATTGAAGCCATCCGCAAGGCCGACGCACCGAAAATCACCACCGGCAAGGACACTACGGCTGCGGCGCAGGCCCTGGCCAATCTGGTGCAGGACACCCTGATCGTCAAAGCGGCGCAATGGGTAGCCTCGATGCCGGTGGCCTCGACGCCGGTGAAACTGTCGTCGACGCCTTCGCTGGATCAGCAGTCGAAACAGCCGGTCAGCCGTCAGGAAGTACCGGTCACCGATGACCTGCAAGCGTTGCAAAAAGAGCTGATCGACGCGCTGCAAAAGGCCCAGGACAAGGCCGATCCCGCGCACTACCAGGCCATCGCCGATGTGAAGGAAGCGCTGATCGCGCACCTCAAGGCTGTGGCTTCGTCCGGTGTGCGGCTGGTCAGCAAAACCTTCCAGGAAACCTTTCCGGCGCTGGTCGTGGCCTACAAGCAGTTTGGCGATGCCACTCGGGTGACCGAGGTCATTCAGCGCAACGGTCTGTCTCATCCGAGCTTCTCACCCAACGAAGTCAAGGTTTCCAGGGAGTGAGTCATGAACGAGACTGACAACCGCGTGACGCTGACCGTCAACAGCATGGAATACGGCGGCTGGAAAAGCGTGGAAATCACCGCGGACCTGGAGCGCCAGTTCCGCACCTTCAAACTCGACATCACCTGGCAATGGCCAGGGCAGACCGTGGATCAGCGGATCAAGGCCGGCGACCCGTGCGAAGTGCGGATCGGCCAGGATCTGGTGCTCACCGGTTATGTGTTCAAGGCCCCGATCAGTTATGACGGGCGGCAGATCAGCCTGAGCATCGAAGGCAGTTCCAAGACCCAGGATCTGGTGGATTGTGCGGCGCGAAACATCCCTGGCCAATGGCAGGATCAATCGCTGTTGAACATCGTCCAGGCCCTGGCCGGGGAATACTCGCAGTTTGTGGTCAACGAAATTCCCGAGACTGCACGTCTGAGCAAACACACGATCGTCCCGGGTGAAACGGTGTTTCAGTCGATCGATCGTCTGCTCTCGCTGTACCGGGTGTTCTCCACCGATGACGCCGAAGGCCGGCTGGTCCTCGCCAAACCCGGCAGTGCTGGCCGCGCCAGTGACGCGCTGGAACTGGGCAAGAACATTCTTTCGGCCAATGCGCCGATGGATTTCAGCCAGGTGTTTTCCGAGTACCGGGTGATCGGTCAGCAGAAGGGCAACGACAAGAAGAGCGGGGCGGCGGTCAGCGAAGTTGAATCGACGGCGGCCGACCTGAGCTTCAAGCGTCGGCGCACCACGATCATCAACGAAGGCTCGCAACTGACGTTCGAACTGGCCCAGCAACGGGCGCAATGGGAAAGCGCGACGCGTATGGGCCGTGCTCTGACCACTACCTATCAGGTACAGGGCTGGCGTCAGTCCAACGGAGACCTGTGGCGTCACAACACCCTGGTGCGGGTCAAGGATCCGGTGCTTGGCTTCGATGAAGACATGCTGATTTCCAAGGTGACGTATTCGCTGTCGGCGCAAGGTTCGGTGACCACCCTGCAAGTGGCGCCGCCGCACACCTTCGACGCGAACCCGACTCCCCCGAAAAAAACCTGAGCCCGACACCGCTCTCCAAGGAAACCCCTATGAGCCTACTGACACGCCTGCTGGCGCGCGGCACTGTCGTGCTCGCCAGTTCGGCCTCCAAGCTGCAATCGCTGCAAATGCGCCTCACCGCCGGTGAAGTGAACGACGACATGGAGCACTTCGAACCCTACGGGTTCACCAGCCATCCGCTGGCCGGTGCCGAAGGCGTCGTCACCTTTCTCGGCGGCGACCGTTCCCACGCCATCGCGCTGGTGGTCGCTGACCGCCGTTATCGCCTGCAATCGCTGGCGGCCGGCGAAGTGGCGATCTACACCGACGAAGGCGACAAGATCCACTTCAAGCGCGGGCGGATCATCGACATCGAAACCGCCACGCTGAATATCCGCGCCAGTACGGCGGTGAACTTCGACACGCCGGTGATCAACCAGACCGGCAAGATCGTTTCCAAGGGCGATCAGCTGGCCGGCGGCATCAGTCAGATCAAGCACGTGCATGGCGGCGTGCAGGGCGGCAGTGGCCAGACCGGCGTGCCGGCGGGAGGTCAGTGATGCTTTTCAGCCAGAACCTTCACGCCGCGCTGACTCGTTCAGTGCTGATCAGCCTGTTCACCTGGCGCCGCGCCGCCGACGACGATGCCCTCGATGACGAGGAGCGTTACGGCTGGTGGGGCGACACCTTTCCCACCGTGGCCGACGACCGCATCGGCTCGCGGCTGTGGCTGCTACGGCGGGTCAAACTGACCCGGCAGACCCAGATGGACGCCGAGTTCTATGCCCGCGAAGCCCTGCAATGGCTGATCGACGACGGCCATTGCAGCGCCATCGACATCATCAGCGAACGCCTCGACGCCCAGCGCCTTAACCTGCGTACGGTCCTGACCCTGGCCGACGGCGAACGCCTGGACATCAACCCCGATAACAGTTGGCAGGTGATCTATGCCGTTTGAAACCCCTTCGCTGCCGGTGCTGATCAAGCGCACCCAAAGCGACCTGGCCGGCGATTCGCTGCGCCAGTCCGATGCGCAAGTCCTGGCCCGCACTGTCGGTGGTGCCGCTTACGGTCTGTATGGCTACCTTGACTGGATTGCCGAGCAGATCCTGCCCGACACCGCCGACGAATCGACTCTGGAACGCATCGCCGCGCTGCGCCTGAACCAGCCGCGCAAACCGGCGCAAGTCGCCACCGGCAGCGTCAGTTTTACCGCGACCGCGGGCGCGGTGCTGGACGTTGATACGCTGCTGCAATCGAGCGATGGCCGTACCTACAAAGTCACCACCGCGCGCACCACCGTCAATGGCAGCAACACCACCACCCTCGCGGCGCTGGAGGCCGGCAGCCTCGGCAATGCCGACGCCGGACTGGCGCTGACCCCGGTGCAGCCGATCACCGGCGTGGTCGGCAACAGCTTTATCGTGCTGGCGCCAGGCCTCAGCGGCGGCGTGGCACGGGAGAGTCTGGAATCGTTGCGCTCGCGGGTGATTCGTTCCTATCGCGTCATCCCCCACGGCGGTTCGGCCAGCGACTACGAAACCTGGGCGCTGGAAGTGCCGGGCGTAACTCGCGCCTGGTGCCGAGGCGGCCTGCTCGGCCCGGGCACGGTGACGGTGTTCATCATGCGTGATGAAGATCCGCAACCGGTGCCCAATGACGAGCAACTGGCGGAGGTTCAGGACTACATCGAACCACTGCGACCGGTGACGGCGGAAGTGCATGTACAGCGACCGATTCAAGTGCCGGTGGTGTACCGCTTCAAGAGCGTCAATCCGGACACCACCGCCGTGCGCGCCGCCGTTGAAGCGCAGCTGCGCGACCTGCACAACCGTGAAGCCGATCTCGGCGTGCCGTTGCTGATCAGCCATATCCGCGAAGCCATCAGCAGCGCCGGTGGTGAGTACGATCACACCTTGACCGCGCCGGCCGCTGACGTGCCTGCCGGTCAAAGCGAACTGCTCACCTTCGGAGGTTGCGTATGGGGGGCATAAGAACCGCTGCGCAATATCAGGCGCAGCTTCGCGCACTGCTGCCCAGCGGCCCGGCGTGGGACCCGGAGCGGGTGCCGGAACTCGATGAAGTGCTGCAAGGCGTTGCCGTCGAACTGGCGCGTCTCGATGCCCGCGCCGCCGACCTGCTCAACGAGATGGACCCGGCCGGCGTCAGCGAACTGGTGCCGGACTGGGAACAGGTGATGAACCTGCCCGATCCGTGCCTCGGCGCCACACCGCTGTTCGACGACCGTCGCCTCGCCGTGCGCCGCCGCTTGCTCGCGGTTGGCAGTCAGGCCGTCGGCTACTACCTGGAAATCGCCAAAAGCCAGGGTTACCCCAACGCCACCATCACCGAACTCGAAGCCCCGCGCATGGGCCGCTCGCGCTTTGGCGCGGCGCATTGGGGCACCTGGGAAGCGCAGTTCATGTGGACGCTGAACACCGGCGGCCGGCTGCTGCTCGGCCGGCGTTTCGGCGCGAGTTACTGGGGCGAGCGCTTCGGCGTTAATCCGGGCTCGGCGCTTGAATGCCTGATCCATAGAGCGGCGCCGGCGCATACCAAGGTGCACATCAATTATGACTAGGGAATAACGCAATGGATTATCCGAAGAGTGTGCCCAGCGCCGGTCTGGTGAATGGGAAATTTATCGATGAAAACCCGCTGACCGGAACGCCGGGATCGTTGATCCCGGCTGACTGGGGCAACGGCGTCACGCAAGAAATCATCAATGTGATCAAGGCCGGGGATCTGACCCCGGACGAGAAGAAATACGATCAGTTGTTGCAGGCGATTCAGAGCGTTTCGGCCAAGGGCTGGAATCTGGATACGGCATTGCCGATCGGTGCCTTGCCGCTACCGACGGTCGCAAGTGCTGACGGACGCTTGCCAATTACCGCGACTGCGCTATCGACCAGTGGCGGCCGGGTGTCGATTCCTGCGGGTGTTCTCGTCAGCCTGGGTCAGGAAGTGCTGGCCGGGCAGTTGGGGCGTTCGCGCACCTTTACCACCCAACTCTGGAGCAGTAGCGATCTGCTGCCCAACGCCGGCTATTTCCTGCGTGCACAGGTGGTCGGTGGCGTGCTGACGTTCTACATGCAACAAGGCCTGCCTAATGATGCGACTCCCGACAGCCTGAAGGGGACGGCCAATGGTTCCTCCGGTGGCGGTTTTCCTTCGACGTCAATGGATATTTGTCTGGCCTGGGTTGTCACGGCAGCGCCGGGCTCTGTGCCAGTAATCAGAGCTATTTACAACCGAAGCCGCTTGTCGTGGACGAAAACGCTCAATGGCAACGGTGTGATTTATCTTCCACTGGATCCGCATGCCCGGGCCGCAAGGCTGATCTTCGGCAACCCGACGCCTTCGTCGACTGCGGTTTCCGCGCTGGCCTTTGCGGCAAGCGACTGGATTGGCGGCAACTACAGTCTGCTTTGCCCCACCAGTACCACCGTAGCCAGTGAGTACAGAGGATGGAGCAGTGCCATGCCCTGCATCATCAACACCAACAACGTGATCAATGATGTGACCGTTACGACGCTTACTGCCAGTTTCGACCATACCCAGTTGCGCTCGCTCTGGCAGTCGTATCAGGCAGAACACCTGCTTGGCGCGACAACTTCGGAGAGCGATGAATTGCTGTTCAGTATGGGGATCAAAAACCATCCCGTGACAGATTATGCGACCGGTATAGGGATCAACTTCACTGCCGCAGTCAATATCAATCTCACATGGGAGTTGATCAGATGAAAATCATTCACGAGCTGCACCATTTTCCGGACGGCCTTCGGCCCGTGCCGCCCTCACTTGCTCATGTGTGGGATGGCGAAACCTGGAGACTGGACGCGGAGAAAGCGGCACTGCTGGATCAGCAGGTTACAGAACGCCTCTGCAATAACGTCGATGCTGCTGCCGATAAGGCTCGCATTACGTTGGCCGGCGATCCTCTTAAAGCGATGGAATACGCCCAGGCTGCTGCCGACGCACAGGCCTATCAAGATGCCGGTTACCCGAAAAAAGAGGTGCCGTTGTCTATTGCTGCCTGGGTCGCCAAGGGGCGCTCTGCGAAACAGGCTGCCGAGCAGATACTTGGTAAAGCTGACCAGCTCACCGATCACCTGTTGACCCTGCGCACCTTGCGCCTGAAGGCCAAGACCCGGATCCGTTCTTACGCCAGCAAAAGCCAGATGGAGCAGGCCCGCGCTGCTGCTGACGAGGCGCTGCTGGCCATTCGTGGACTGACGGACAACACCAACCCGTAGTCGCGTCCTGCCTCACCCAAGCCCACGTCACCGTGGGCTTTTTTATTTTCAGGAACAGAAGCGTTTGCGCTGCTGCGAAAACCTTCGCGCTGCCACGTTTCATTTGTCATGACAGAGGAACGAATATCCCATGGATTATCCAAAAAGCGTCCCCAGCGTCGGCCTGGTCGACGGCCGCTTCGTCGATGAAAACCCGGTGGCAGGCACGCCGGGTTCTTTGATTCCGGCGGTGTGGGGCAACAGCGTTACACAAGAAATTCTCAACGTGATCACGGGCGCTGGAATGACGGCCAACGAGGCGGATACCGGCCAGTTGTTCAAAGCCATTCAATCGATCATCGGTGCCGCCAGCCCAATGCGTTCGGTGGTGACACGGCTTGCCGCTTCGAAGGCACTGAGTGATCAGGAACTCGGTCTGGTATTGATCGATGGCAGCCCCGGTGCCACGACGATCACCTTGCCCGGCGCCACTGTTGGACTGGGTGTGCGCGACGTGATTGTTCGTCGTGTCGACAACGGCGGCAATCGAATGGTGGTGCAGGCATCCGGAACCGACCGGATCCGTTTTCACACGCATTTGTCTGCGAGCGGTTACCCGTTTCTGGTGCTGATGGGCGGCGGTGACTGGTGGCATTTGCGCAGCGACGGCGCTGGCAGTTGGTGGCCCGTCGGTCGCTTCGACAACACCCCCCTTGGCCGGCCGTTTTTCGAGACGACCATGTCGCTCAGCCCCGGTGGTTACGGTGCGCTCAACGGCACGGTCATGAAGCGTACCGAGTGGCCGTGGCTGTGGGATCACGCCCAGCTCTCCGGAATGCTGGGTACTGAAGCGGCGCGAGCCGGCAACGAAGGTAAATGGACCTCGGGCGACGGCGCGGCGACCTTCCGTGGCCCGGAAGGGCGAGGCGAGTTTCTGCGGGTGCTGGACGAGGGCCGGGGCGTGGATGCGGCACGGGCCATGGGCTCCTTTCAGGTGGGCTCGACGCATTCGTATGCCATGGGCGCCAATGGTGCCGGTGCGGTGGGCGCGTGGTGGTCGGACAGCCTGACGAGTTTCGGTGCCGATACTCGTGAAGAACCGCAATACGTGTCCGGGCTGTACAACGGTGGCCCTGTCTTCCCTGCCGGTACGAGTTATCAGCGGGATGCCGCCAACGCCCTGTTGCTGGCATTCAAATCCCGCCCGCGCAACATCGCCTATCCCGGCCGTATCAAACTCATCTGAGGTGCCTATGTTCAATTATCTGTTTGATGGCTCGGGCGCCTTGTCCGGACCTGTCGAGTTTTTCGTGACGCCAGGTATCGGTATTCAACTGCCCAGTAATGCGGTCCAGTTGTCGTTCGAATTGCCTGAACTGGAAAGCGGTCACGCCTGGGCGTTGATCAATGGAGTACCGCGAGAAGTGATTGACCGACGTGGGCTGGTCTATCGCAAGGACGGCGGCGCGCAACAGATCTGGAATGAGTTGGGCGAGTTGCCCGATACCCTGACGGCGCAAGCCTGGCCCGGAGAGTTCCATGTGTGGCGCGACAACGCCTGGCAACTGGATGCGCAAGTCCGTCTGGCCAGTATCAGCCAACAGGCTCGGGAGAAACGCGACGCGCTGCTGCGTGACGCTGTCCTGCGCATCGCCCCCCTGCAGTACGCCGAAGACATCGGCGATGCCAGCCATGAGGAGCAACTCCAGTTGCTCGAATGGAAGCTCTACAGCGTCGAGCTGAACCGTATCGAAAAACAGACTGGTTTCCCCGAGGAAATCACCTGGCCCGTTGTGCCCGGCACAGCGGTGAACATCTGATTTCCACACAGGGAGAAGTGCAATGGACTATCCAAACAGCGTCCCGAGCGCCGGCCTGGTCAATGGCCGGTTTGTTGATGAAGACCTGATTACAGGTAAACCGGGATCGTTGATTCCAGCCAGTTGGGGCAACGGTGTTACACAGGAAATTCTGGGTGTTGTGCGTGCCGGCGGCCTGACGCCAAGCGAGGCGTCAAATACTCAATTGCTGGGAGCTCTTCGCAGTTCTCAACTGTTCCAGACGGCTGCGCCATTCGATGTCAGTCGTTCGGCGGCGACATCCGAGTTTGTCCAGCGCGCACTTGGCAACTACGCCGGCGCGCGCGGTGTGTCTGCAGCCACGCAACTGACGGCCGCCGATATCGGGTGTTCAATCGGCCTGGGCGGCAACTCGGCATACACGGTGACCTTGCCGGACATCCTCAATTTGCCCAACGGCGCGACGATCGGCTTTCACTGTCGCAGCAACGCAGCGATCACCATTGCCTGCATGGGCAACACGCAAATAAGTCCGCAAGGCGCCTATCTGAGCTCGATTGTGATGAACAGCGGCGAGAGTGCCAACGTTGTCAAAGAAAACGGTATCTGGACGGTTTACGGCACGGCCAGTCTGAAATATGCCCCACTGATTTCCGGCCTGGTGGCCAATCCCGGTTATCAAAAGCACCTCAGTGGGAATATCGATCAGTGGGGCTCAGGTATGTCGAATGCCGGCGGGAATGTCGTGGTGACGTTTCCGATCTCGTTTCCCAGGGGATTCTTTTCGCTCGTGGCCACTCACGCCGGAGGTGATGCAGCGATGCTCGCGTTGATTGCAGTCAACCAACAGGGCTGCACGCTGAGAATCCGTGACGCGGCCGGCAGCCTCGCCGCCAATTGTTCCGTGAGCTATTTTGCAAAGGGCTATTGAATGAACCCCTTCAACGTGTTGTTCAGCGCCAGTACCCGGGGCGCCTATGTACCGGGTATCAATTCGTCGGATATTCCCGATGATGTCATCGAAATTCCTCAGGCCTATTGGACTTCGCTCCTGCAAGAGTTGGCAGTCACTCCGAAGGTGATTGGCGTGCGGGCCGATAACGGTTTTCCGATCCTGGTTGATCCGCCACCTCCGACGGCGGATGAAGCGGCGGATATCGAGCGTCGCTGGCGAACCGCACAACTGGCAGCCACCGATGGCCTGGTGGCCCGCGACCGCGATGAGCTGGAGGACGGCGGCGGCACCACGCTGACCACCGAGCAATATGCCGAACTGCAAGCGTTTCGGCGCGCGCTGCGGGACTGGCCACAGGCTTCGTTTTTCCCGTTCAGCGAGCATCGTCCGGTGGCGCCGCGCTGGTTGGCAACGGCACTTTGAGTCCGCTGTATTTCACAAGGATGCTGGCGCGGAAAACTCCGGAAAGAAATGGCTGGCAGGCCCTGGTCTCCAGTCATGCTTCAATCGCAGCACATCCAGGGAGGATCAAGCATTATGCAAATCACTGAAAACAACCTCAGCAACATCATGCCCAACGCCCGCTCCCAAGCGGGCGTTTTTGTTTCACCGCTCAACGACGCCATGGCGCGTCATCGCATCGATACGCCCAAGCGCGTCGCTGCGTTTCTCGCCCAGGTCGGCCATGAGTCCGGGCAACTGCGCTACGTGCGCGAACTGGGCAACAACCAATACCTGAGCAAATACGACACCGGCACGCTGGCCCTGCGCTTGGGCAACACGCCGGAAGCCGATGGTGACGGACAGAAGTATCGCGGTCGCGGTCTGATCCAGATCACCGGCCGCACCAACTATCGCCAGTGCAGTCTCGGGCTGTTCGGCGATGAGCGTCTGCTGTCGTTGCCTGAATTGCTCGAGCAACCACAGTGGGCGGCGGAGTCCGCCGCGTGGTTCTGGGAGCAGAACGGTTTGAACGAACTGGCGGACCGCGATCAGTTCAACACCATCACCCGTCGAATCAACGGCGGGTTGAACGGCTTGCAGGATCGCCTGGATCTCTGGGCTCGGGCGAGGGCGGTGCTATGTCCATCTCCTGGCGTGTAACCGGTGTTGTATTGCTGGTTCTGGGGGCTGCCGCGCTGGCATGGCAATTCCAGGACTGGCGCTACGGTCGCCAACTGGCCGAGCAGGCCCGACAGCATGCCGAAACCCTCAACCAACTGACTCAGGCTGCTGCCTCGGCGCAGCAGGCCGAGCAGGACAAGCGTCTGGCCCTGGAGCAACGGCTCGCGGCCAGTGAACAAACCCACTATCGAGCACTCAGCGATGCCCAACGTGATCAGGATCGCCTGCGCGATCGTCTTGCCACTGCTGATCTGCGCCTGTCAGTCCTCATCGACGCAGGCGACGCTGCCCAAGGCTGCGGCGTGCCAGCCGCCTCCGGCACCGGCGGCGTGGATCATGCAACCGTACGCGCCCGACTTGACCCGGCGCATGCTCAACGAATTGTCGCCATCACCGGCGAAGGCGATCGCGGACTGATTGCCCTGCAGGCCTGTCAGGCCTATATCAGAGCGCTGGCGCCTGCACATTTTGAATGA